TTCTTTTACACTTTCTTCTGATGTTTCTTTTACACTTTCTTCTGATGTTTCTTTTGGTTTTTCTTCTTCACCTATGTTTTTGGATACTTGCATTTTAGATAATATATCTTTCATTGTAATTACTTTACTTTCAACTGTCGATTCATCATTATTGTCATCATCGTCATTACGATTAAATTCCTTTTTTAATCTATCTGCATATAAATCTTTTGGAATGTACATTTTTTTCCAATTTATTTCTGAAAAATTACTAAAATTTTTATAAAATAATTCAGGACTTTCTAGTATGTATAAAAAACATTCCAAAAAAGAAGTACATGTTTCAATATCACTAATACTTTGCAAATTGTTAACATTTATATTATATGTTTTCGTTTTTAAATTTTGTCGTTCAATAACTATATCTGGATAGCCAAAAACATGAGACGTAGAATATATATAATCGAGACTTATTCTATTAATATTTTTGTTACTAGATTTTAGTTTAAAAATAAATTCGACTAATCTTAATATATTATTTAAATTAAACTCGACAGCTTTTAAGTCTTTAAAAGAATGATTATAATTACATTGAACTTGTTTTATAATAATACTTTCATCGTATAAATTATTTATTTTAAATAACTCAATTGGTAAATCAAGTACAACTCTATGTACTGAATTAAAAAATATGTCTATGGCTTTTTTACATAATAATTCAATGGTATCAATACTATATTTATTGTTATATACTTCTAATAATTTCAAAGGTTGAAAATGTAAAAAATAATTTCCATTTTCCAATAAGTTAATAACAATATAAACTGGTTTATTTTTATGTTCCAATAATATTAAACATGCAAGAGAACGTTCCTTTAAATCATACAAGTTGTTATATAATTTATTCAATATATTGAGATTTATATTTGGTATTATATTTAAATTTGTATTTCTTTTTTTCCCGTAAAGTCTATATTGATTAATACTTTTGTTACCAATATTTAATTTCAGTAAAGGAACATTACTATTTGTTTGCAATTTACGAAATAATATTTCAATCGGTAAAAATATATTTGAATGTTGATTTTTTATAAAACTTAACGATTTTATTTTATTGTTAATTTTTATTTTATCACTAATTTCATTTTTATTTGAAAAATTATCAAAATAATCAATTATTTTCCAGGAATTTTGACTTGTATCATTAAAATATTTACTATTATTTTCTAATAATCTTGATTTTTGTGTTAAATAATCATCTCTATTTTTTATATTTTGCTCGTTAAGCAAAGGAAAATAATTAATTATATAATTACTAAACTCTGTTATATTGTCACATGTTGTAAAATATAAAGTATTATTAAAAATATCATAAATAGATATTTTTTTATATAAATCTGAAAATACAGAAAATTTATTATTATTTCTATTTTTAAAAGGATTATTAAAAAATGAATAGTATTCCTCATCATCAATAATTTTACCAACTGATATATATTTCAAATTGTCACAACAAAAATTTATATTTGAAGTAGATAAGTCTTTTAATTTATTTAATGAATACATTGTTATACTCTCAATGGGAATATTATTATATAAAAAAGTATTTTTTAATAATTTTTCTAAAACAACCTTTATGCTATCATGGTTATAGATATTTTCATTAATTGTATAAATTGCTGTTGTAGATTTAATATAGCTTAATTCTCTTTTATCAAATAATTTTTTATTTATTTTTAAGGATTCTAAAGATTTTGGCGAAGAAGAAGAAAAGCTTGTTTTTTCATTTTTATATTTTTTATCAAAAATGTAAACTTCTGAAGCTTCGTTTTCTGATATCATATGAAATATTTTATATGTATTTTTTAACATATATACTATGGCGACTATTTTTAAAATAAAAATTTCATAATATTATTTAATTTTTATTTTATATCATAATATGGATTATCTGAAATAATAACACCACAATATTGCTCTGGTTGTTTTTTATAATCAACTGGATTATAAATATTAGCTTCTTTTGCATTAATTAATAAAAATTTCATATTTCTCCAAAATTCAGGTTTATGTCCAATTGAAGCAGTCATTACATGTGATAATTCATGTATCGCTACAAAAGTTAATGTATTTATATCTATTAATTGATTACCACTCTTAGTTGTATTTAAACAAAATGCAATCTTTTCACCTTTATTTTCACTATATGCTGTCAATTCACTTGTAGGTAATGTTTCCGATATTCTTTTAGGATTAAAATTTTTAACAAGACGAATAACATCTTCATTTTTTGGATATTTATTTCCAACATAATTTACTAATTCTTTCATTTTATCAGTTACTTTTGCTAAAAGATCAGCAGCTAATTGTAATTTACTTCTCTCTCTAACACAATATTTCTCTCCATCTACGTCTGATATAATACATTTTAAACCGAAAGCATCTGATTCATTATAGATTTTTAAACAAATTATTAAAATAAAAAATATAAATATATATCCAAAAATATCACTTTGCATATATATAGTTTAGAAATTAATTTACATAGAACTTTCTGATGCACATGTTGCAGGAGGTACTCCTATTTCGAATGGAACTCTATATTTGTCTGGCCCAATTGTAGATGTATTCCATGGCCCTACATTTTGTGCTGGAATAGCTGGGTCAGAACGAATAGATAAGTTAGCATTACGTAAACTATTACCAACAGTATTAATACCAATATGGTGTCCAGCTTTTAATAAATTGACATCACTTACATCACCAGAACCTGATGGATTTAATTTTGCCCATTGAGATGCACTACTATCTTGTGGTAATAATTCTTCTGGGTTGTTAATATTTTCACGTGCTACATTAGTATCTGTAGAAGGTAATCCATTACTGTTTCCGCTATTAATGCCACTTACAGATGCATAATCTTCATTTGTGCCAAGAGGTCCTGCTGCATTTATTCCAGTATTAGGCATTGGTGTAGGAGCATTACCTACGCTTGCTGCATTTCCTGCAACACCTTTATATGAATCCATTGTTCTTGACTTGTTATTAGAATATATACCAATACTTACAATTGCAAATATAAATATTGCGATTAAGAACAACACATTTGGTTTACAAAAATCCGAAATTTTTCTAAGTTTTGCCATTTATATACAATAAAGGATAAAATATTTTCAATAAATTGCTTAAATAAGTTATAATTAGCTTAATTCTACAAAATCTAATTTTGGTGGACTTTCTTCTTCAACTTCATCATTTTCGGATTCTTCATCACTACTTTGAAACTCACTTTCACTAAATTCATTATCACTATCTAAATCATCAATTTGATAATTTTGCTTAATATGTTTTAATTCCATATATGCTTTAATTGCATCAAGTCTTGCCTTTTTAGCTTTTTCCTTTGCATCTTTATATAATTCCATATAAACATCATCTGGTTTTTTTATAGTAAAACTTTCTGATGTATCATTTAAATCAGGGTTAAATTCTACTAAATCTATTGGGTTTGTTTCAGTTTCTACAAAAATATTATTGGAATTATTTTTTGTTTCTAATTCATTTTCTAAAACTATATTGGAATCATCTTTATTATTAATTGGAATTGATTGTGTTTCTATTTTTTCTTCTACTAAATCTTCTAAAGATGAGCTATTTCCTTTTTCTTTAATATCTTTATCTTTAACTTCATCTAAATGATGATTAGTATCTTCACTAATAGAGCTATTATTAGAATTATCTTCAAATAATGTATCTTTTTCTTCTAAATCATTTAAATTATCTTTTAATACATTTGATTCTTCTTTTACAATTGGATTGTTAACTGATTCTAATATTAATGCATCATCTTTAACGGTATTAATAGTATCTTGAGACACTGTTCTATTCATTTTAAATAATGGTTTTTGAAACATTTTTTCTTCATCAATTACTAAAGCTTGTTTTAGTTCAATATATATTTGAAAATTAACATTAATACTAAATTTTAATCCATGTAATTGTAATATTGTTATCATTTTTGTAGTTGAATTTATGTCATCCATTTCTACTGGATTTTCATTTTCATCAAAAATATTCAATGGATTATGTTGTACAACTCTAGGGCTTCCTAAAAATACTCTTAGTAAATAATATTTGCCAGATTTATATGTTTTTATAGGTGATGTAAATAAATCTTCAATATCACTCTTTTCAATATTTTCGCCTCTAAACCATCTGTCTTTTTTATTATAAATTTCTTCTTGTATTTTACTTTCAAGATTTTCAATCCATTCTATAAATACATCATTATCTTTCTCAAATAATAAATCAATATATGTTTTCTTTCCACTTGTTGTAAATCCATTTTTTGATATACACTTAGGAGTTTGAATATATAAATCAGAATTATTATTTTGTATTTTTGATAAAAATGTTTTTCCTTGTAAACTAGAAGGTGATAATATACTAATATTATCAAAATTAAAATTTTCGCTTGGTAAAATAATATTATTATCCATAAAATATTTTAATATTATTTGTTTAAAATTATCACGAATTAGTTTGTTTTAAGTTATGATATATTAAAAAAAATATATTTTATTTTATAATGCCATTATTAGATGATTGTTTAGAAATATTAAAAAGAGAAGATGTTAAGAATCAAATTAAGCAGTTTTGTCAACCAATGATGGATGTAATTATGCAAGAAGTAAGTATTTATATATATTTATTATTTGTATTATTAATTGTCAATTTATGTATAAATATAATTATGTTATTTTATTTTTCAAGATTTAAGAAAATGGTAATTGAATCAAAATAATATATTTTAATTTAATTTTTATATAAACATATAGTATATGACTTGTCCCGGAGCATCAACTTATATGAAAGGTGGAAGTAAAAAAAGAACAATGAGAAAAAGAAGTAAAAATATGCGTAGAAAAACAAGAAACACAAGACGTCGTATGGGACGTCGTTCTAAAAAAGGAGGATTTATGGGAGGTATTATTGAACAAGCATTAGTTCCTTTTGGATTATTTGCTCTTCAAAAGAAAATGCAAAATAGAAAAAAAACTACTAAAAGAAAATCAAAAAAGTAAATTAATATATAAACAATAAATTCATATATTAATTGAGATGTTTTTTCTTTGTTTTATTTGCAGCTATATATTTTATATTATTATATTAAATCTAACATTAAAGTGCTCATTTTATTTAAGAATATTATATTTAACACGAGAGATTATCTATTTAAATGCAATGATTGATTTATATGAACGTTATATAGATGAAAAATACAAAGAATATGTCAGACAAAAACAAACTTGTATAACTTTTTTTTTAAATAATAATAACTCTGTAACTTCTATAATAATACATATGAGAAAAGTAAATGGTGATTTCATAATTTATGGTAAAGATAATACAAGTTTATTGTTTAGCAATATATTAGATGTAAAATTACAACCTAATTTAGAATATAAAAAAAACTTACATGTACTTTTACAAGATAAATTACCAAAAGAAATCATTAATTATATCGGTGAATTTATATGCAACTGTAGATTATGCAAAGATATAAAATATCCTCTTTAAATGGCTATGTGGTAGATTAAATTTTTTGTTACCATTTATAAGATGTTGTAAGTATTTCTTTGACGGAATTATTTCACCTAACTTATATTTATCATTTATTTGATACATAAAACAGTTTATTTTTTCATTATTTTTTATTAAAATAACATTATGAATTAATTTATTATAAACATTATTTTCATTATTTTTAAATCCTTCCTTTTTATCTAAAAAAGAAACATTTTCAATATCTTTTATGTAATAAATAATTCCATATGTTCTTGAGTTAGTTCTTTTTTCTATATTTGCTACTCCAGATTTTTTTTTAGAAACTGAAATTTTTCTGTATTTTAAAATATAATTAGGCAAATATGCTGGTCCTATAGTTTTTATTTGCTCTTTAGATATATATTTAGTAAAATGATATAAATCTATATTTGAACCATATGCAAAATAATACATATTATATACATATAATTATATAAAAGATATTTAATTATATATATATATAAATGTCATTTGAAGAAAATATAAAAAAATGGGTATCTCTTGATAATAATATTAAACATGTAAATGATAAACTTAAAGAATTGAGAACTCAAAAATTAGAAATAGAAGGTTCTATTCAACATTATTTAGATATTAATAATATTGAAAGTCCAGTTATTGAAATCACAGATGGAAAACTTAAATTTGGAACAAATAAAATTCAATCTCCATTAACATACAAGTACATTGAACAATGCTTACATAATATAATTAAAAATGAAGACAATGTTAGTGCAATTATGAATTATATAAAATCAAATAGAGATGTTAAAAATGAAAAAATAATAAAGAGAACTTATAATAAATAATTTAAAATTAATTATCTAATAATTTTATAATATAATGATAATTGAAAAAGGAGGATTTGCACTTGAAAATTTCTTAGATATTCCAAAAGGATTATCTTCATTAAGTATACCTTGTAGTTTACAACATTTACAACTCAAAAGTAAGAAAAATATTGATTATAATGTAAAAGTTAATGATGGTTTCTTAAATAATATGACGTACAATAATATCATCTCCATGGTAAAGCCATCTCCTTTTAAACTTACAAAAAAAAACAAAATTAGATTAAATAAGACTAAAAAAAATCGGAAGAAATAAATTATTAAATAAAATAATTTTTAATAATTTATGCTTGATTGTATTTATTCCATTTATTATAATTGAATGGTGCAACTGTTAAATCATCTAAATGTTCATTCCAGTAATCTGCTCTCTTATCTATTAATTGGTCTTTTCTATCTGTTGGATAATAAGATGATTCATCCATCATTTCTTGTTCATCTTCTGTAATTCTCGGCTTTTTACCATAACAATTAACACCAAAGCGAACAAAAGGGTTAGCAATAAAACCACCATTAATTCCTGGTCTACCACAATCATTATTTTGTCCAGAACAATCTGATTTTGATTGTAAATCCGCCCACGTATCGTATTGAGTAGGGAATAATGCCATTTGATCATCTGACCATCCATAACTACACCATTCAGCGCCTGCTTTATATGCATCTTCTATATCATTATAATTTGCTAAACGTCCTCCATAAGCTTTACATATTGCTTGTGCATCTGGATAACTATATTTATTGTCTCTTATATGAAAGACTTGATCTCTTAATCCTTTGTCTTCAACGTCAATACCTATAGTGGTTTTTCCTTGCATAAATTTGTCAAAATAAGTTGTTATTTCAATACCAAAAAAATATAAAAACCCATTTAATAGTACTAACAATGTAAAAACTGACCATACAATAATTTCTAATATACTAGCACTACCACTAGAACCATCACTACCTTTTCCTAATGTGAAAACTAAAATAATTAATATACTAATTATTAAAAGAGTAATTGGCGATGATAAAAATTGCGTTAAATATTCATAAACATCAATATCTAATAATCCTGAATCAACTGAAAATCCTGAAGAACTCATATATTATATAATGTTTTTTTTTTATAAAAAAGACAATATGCATTATTTGAAATAATATCATTTGTATTTTTCACTAAAGATGTATGACTATCATTATATAAATACCAGTTGTTATTTGTTTTTGAATAACAAGTGTAATGACCACCATTAATAATTCCGCTATGATTACACACACCTATTAAATCATATATAAATTTATTGTTATTATATCCAATAACATATTCTGTCATATCCAAATTTTTAATTGGAAAATTAACTAACATATTATTTTTATTAAAATTTGAAAATCTTTGTAATACTACTACTAAAATATTTGGTAAATCCCAAAATTTTGGTATTTTAGTTAATAATTGATTTTTTTTGCTTTCTTTGTTATAATCACCAATTTCATCTTTATAGTCAAATCCCAATAAATAATTTTCAATACATTCTTTTAAATCCATAGATGTTTTATTTTGCTCTTGCTTTAAAAGTGGTAATGATAATTGACAATTCCATTGAGGAATATTATTTAATAAATTTTTTTCTTTATCAAAAATTTGTTCAACTTGTATAAAATAGAATAAATCATATACTTCTGAATACGAATCTTCAATACTAGTTTTTTTCATTTTATAACATTTGATTGCTAACTCATCTTTTAAATTTTCAGGATTTCCTTCAATATTCATAATTACTTCTCTTTTAATGTTGTCATGAAATATTTCCAACAAAAAAATTAATAATTCAGACGAATCATTTTGGCTATATCCTAAAAATATATTATTTTTGTAATCTTTAGCATTTATTTGTAGATGCGAATGAAATTTTTTTGGATTAATAATAATATTCTTATTATAATTTTTTCTAGATTCTATAAATAAATCTTTAAATGTAGACAATAAATTATTATAAGAATGATTACTTGAAAATAATGTATTAAAATCATCTACATCAATTAATATTTGTAATAATGAATTCATAAAACATGTATTTCCTAAGTTGACTAAACCTGGTCTTGACATATGTATATAATTAATAATAAATATCTTTTTAATACGAAATTATTTATAATATAATATAAATAAATATTAATATATAATATTATGCCTGAGCACAATATAAATGATGTATTCACTATATATGCAACACACGTTTCAAATACACAAAGAAGAATTCAGTCTATAATTGACGTTACTATGCTACAAGAAACTATAATGAGTAGACTTGTTAACATAATAATAGATGAATATGACAATGCAAATGAAAGTGAAAATAGTAATGAATCTGTAAATAACGAACCATTAAATAATGAACCCTTAAATAATACTCCAGTAAATAATATTATTAGAAGATATCATCCACCACCAAGATATAACAGTACAGGAACAACTATTTCTCCAAGAACAAGAGGAAATATTGCTAGTGTAACTGAAAATCAAAGTCGAAATATATCAGAAGTAGCAGTTGATGCAGCATTAAGAGCAGCTAGTCAAGCTACTGCTAATGCAAGAGCTACAAATACTACAGCCACCACTCCAATATCAAGACAAACTACGACTACAACCACAACAAATGCATCTAGTCCTAGAATAATAAGACCAATAAATAGTAGTGGTATTGAATCAACCTTTTCTACAACAATAAATAGACCAAGAAGCCTATTTACAACTCCAAGACCAAATGCTCAATTTCCTCAAGTAGGAAGTACACAAGTAGCAACAAATGTTCCTTTTACAAACAATACAAGAGTAATACCTTCAGTCCGCGGAAGTCCTCTAGCATCTACACCTCTAATTCCGTTTCCATCTTTAACTAGTGATGTGCAAAATAGATGGAATGATATATTAAATCAATTAAATAATACACAAATGCAAACAACAGAAGAATTTTTAAGACCAGTTGTTATAAGACCTTCACAGGTACAAATAAATAGAGCAACAAGAACATTGAGATATGGTAATATTATTAGTCCAAATAATACAAGATGTCCAATTAGTTTGACTCCTTTTCAAGATAACGATGAAATAATACAAATTATGGAATGTGGTCATATATTTGTAAAGGATGAATTATTAAATTGGTTTAATATGAACGTACGTTGTCCTCTATGTAGATTTGATATAAGAAATTATGTCCCGCGACCTAGAAGTATGCGACTTGATGAGGACTTATTGACACCTATTGAATTAGAAAGTTCGAATAGTTTTAGTACAGAAAGTATTAATAGTGAACCTTTAACACCAACGCTAGGACAAAATGTTCCATTATCACCAAATGAGAGAGAAAATAATGAAAATGCCAATTCATATAGTTCTTTACCTTCATATTCAAGTGACTCAAGTAATTCATTTGAAAGAGAATTGCAAAGGATTGATAATATAATTGATGAAAATCCATTATTAAATAGAAGTAGATTAATAAGATATACAAATAATGATAATGTGTCTATAAACGAAAATACCACCACACCATATAATCCACTTTTATATAATCAATCTGTGTCTAATAGAACCAATGCAACCAATGCAACTAATGCAACTAATGCAACTAATGCAACCAATACAACCAATGCAACCAATGCAACAAATACAGCTAATACAAATAATGCATCAAATATAAGTTATATAAATGAAAATTTAATTCAAATACCAAATGATACCGATTTAAATAATATGGTTGAAGCAATAACAAATACCATAAGAAATCCAGTAAATTTGTTGGATAGCACTCTTAGAACAGAAATTGGATTTGTTGATAATACGGGAAATTATAATGTATTATATAATCAAGATTTACCATTATTAAGAAATGAAAATATAAATCTTTTAAATAGAAATA